CAGGATCGCCAACAAGTTCAAACAGTTTTTCGTAACCAAGGAGGAGAACGAAGCAAACCTTCCGGAGAATTACTACGAGGAGCTGTCGATCGGCAAGTCGGCGGAGTGGATCAAGATATACGTTGAGGGCGGTTACGGGCTCCTGGTCGAAGGTAAGGCGGTTTATCCGGAATACTCTGACCCGTATCATTGCCGGGAGACGGACTACAACCCGGTTGAGGGCCTGGAGATCTGCCGGGGCTTCGACCTCGGGGACACTCTTTACCCTGCGGTCGTGTTCTCCCAGGTCAACCAGGGCCTTGAAGTGTTTGACGAGTTCGTTCTCAAGGACTGCGGGGTCCACAAGTTCAAGGACTACGTCGTCGAGTATTGCGCCAAGTGGTATCCCGGGGCGACCTTTCGGGACTACGGGGATCCGGCCATGATGTCACGTTTGCCAGGCGATAAAGAGGAGCAGACAACGCACCAGATCATGTCCGCGGAGCCCCATCCCATTAAGATCATGCCCGGGCACGTTGCCTTTACCGGACGACGCGAGGCGGTAAACAAGCTCCTGTTGCGAGTCGCGGCTCCCCATAACAACGAGCCGGCGCAGCCTTATTTTCGGCTGTCTCCTCGATGTCGGATGCTCCGGACGGGCTTTAAGGGAATGTACCAATACCCCGAGATCGGAACCAACACGGGCCGTTACCACGACAAGCCCGTTAAAAACGAGTACAGCCATCCCCATGACGCTCTCCAGTACCTTGTCACGGGCATTTACAGCCACTACGAGGACAAGGATCCGGAGACGGAAAAGAAAAAGAAGCACGTCCCCAGCCGGCCACCGTCGGCCATGGCGGCGTAGAAAGGAGAAGGGTTATGCAGAAAGAGTCCAAGAAGTTTTTCGAAGGCAAGAAGATGCCCGGGTTCAAGGTCGGCGATCGATTCGAGCTAAAGGGCGTCGTCTTTAAGGTGACGATGGTAACAAAGGTCGGGATCCAGGCGGTCCCCGTGGAGGAGTAAATGGCTATAAACATGATTAGCCATAAGCAAGTCCGAGCCGAATCCGTTGTGGAGGAAGCGAAAACGGTGGAGTACCTCCAGAAGCTCAACGCGGAGATCAACGTCACCCTCGAGGCCGAGCTGGCGAAGCTGGGAGTTAAGAAAGAGGACCTCAAGCGGGGCGACCTGGAGATGTTCACGTCCCAGGACGGGCGATGCAGGGACTTTTTTTACAAGCGGCGACTACTCCTCCAGTTGCGGACGGAGGTCAAGACGGACGGATCCCTGGGAGTTCATTTGATACACAACGCCCAGGGCCACAACAAAAAACCTCGGGAGCTGAACTAATGATTGACAATCGGTTTTTATTGCCCGTGGGGGCATTTATGAAAGAGCGGGTATCGGAGGCCGGGGGCGAGTCGGCTATCATGGCCCATACCCAGGACCCCCGCTTTCTTTTCCGGCAGTCGGCTATAATGGGAACCATGATGGCGGACTGGGCGGCACGGAAGCGAGGAAAGGCCCTCGGGGTCGGCCAGGCGATGATCCGGGACGTGGCACACGCGGAGCCCTCGGGGCTTCCCCCGGACCGGGGGTATAGCCCCAGGATGATCAAGTCCCTGGAACGCAACCACAAAAAGAACCTCAAGGTTGCGAAGAAGGCGAAGCCCGGAAAGTTCAAGCCCCACGGAACAGTCGTTGTCCTGGCGCCGGGACGTGTGTCCATAACGGATTTAAAAAAGATTCGGAAAAAGCAACAGGCCGGGGAGTGCGTCGTTATCACGATCAGCCGGTCGATTGCTACCTATACATGGTCCGACGTCCACGTTCACAGCGACCACGGGGACGGGCACCACTACCTGAAGGGGCTCGACCTGTCGGACGTGCCTCTTTACTGCTCGACCCGGGCACACCCGGGAGCTGCCAGGGACTACAAATGGAAAAGCGTGTCCTGGTTTACTCATACCAGGGACGAGGGGCTCGGGGCCCCCTTGCATTTCGGATGCGAGTCCGTCGCCGGGGACGCCCTCCAGCTGGCGTACAAACAGTTTAAGGCGGAAAGGGTTATCCTGCTGGGGTTCGAGGCCCCCCTGGAAAACGACGGGAAGCATATGCGTTACTGGTCCGGGGTAACAATACAGTCCATGTGCTACTGGTACGCCCGGGCCGGAGTCAAGGTCTGGAATTGTTCCAGGCCGACAACGATCCTCGCCGGGGTAGTCATTGGAACCCTGGCGGAGGCATTTCGAAAACAGGTTTTTCCTTTGGCCAATTTCGGGCCATCGGGGGACCATCTTTTCCCGAAAGGAGTTAAAAATGAGAATCAAGAAATCAGTCATTCACAACCCAAGGCAGTTAGAAAAACTGCTTGACGACGTTGTAGGGCTCGAGGGGTCCGTGACCTGGGACCCGGGATCCCTGGCAACAGGCGCCGGAGAAACCAAGAGCCTGACAGTCAACGGCGCAGCCCTGGGGGACTTTGTCACCGTCGCCCCGCCCTATGACTTGCAGGATCTTCAATGCTGCGGGTACGTCCAGGCCGCGAACACGGTCGAGATCCGACTCGACAACAACGCAGCCGGAGCAGCTCGAAACCTGGGATCCGGGACCTGGAAAGTCAGGGTTCAGCCCGGCGCAGCCATGAGGTCCCTATAGCAACTTAATTCCTCGGCAGGGGTAAAAGGCCATGACAGACCGGAACAAGTACAAAGAGATGGACGAGGTTTTGAGCGAAGCCTGGAACGCCTGGGATCCGTGGATGCGCGAAGCAAAAACGGACCTCAAATATCTGTTGGGCGATCAATGGTCCGACAGCGACAAGGCGTACCTGGACCAGCAGCGCCGGCCCCATCTTGTCCTAAACGACTTGAGGCGCTTCCATAACCTGTTGACGGGCTACCAGCGACAGAACCGGCTGGCTCTGTCCTTCAAGCCCGTGGAGGGCTCCGACGCATACGCCGGGGAGCAATTCACGGAGCTGGCCCGTCTCGACATGGAAAAAGGCGGGTATCACCAGATCAGCAGGGCTTTTGCCTCCATGGTAAAGGTCGGGCTCGACTGGGTCGATGTTTACACCGATTTCAATAAGGACTGGGAGTCGGGCGACCTCAAGTTCCGGAGAACGGCATGGACCAAGATCATGCCGGACCCGCTTTTCCAGGAGATGGATCTTAGCGACTGCGGTTATCTGTTTCGGCGAGAACCCCTGACCGAAAAACAGGTCGAAATGATCCTGCCAGGCGTCAAGCCGAAGGACCTGGGAACGACGGAGGCCCACGAACACCGAATCATCCTGGATCCGGCGGAGCTGATGCGTATCGAGCAGAAGCGATACTATTTGACGGAGTTCTGGAAAAAGGTCTGGAGGCCGAAAACCTTTCTGATCGACATCACGACCGGGGAGTCAACCGAGTTCGAGCCCCCAAAGGACTCCAGGAAAAAAGAGGAGCGCCTGGCCTTGATATTCCAGCATTATCCGCAGCTGAGAATGATCAAAAAGCGAAAGCTCGTTACAGAGCTGGAGCTGTTTATCGGCGAGGATCCGATCTGGTCCGGCGAGGATCCCTACGGCTGCGACGACTATCCCTATACGCCGTTGTTTTGCTGGTGGGATCCTGAGTATGACGACATGAGATGGAAGCTCCAGGGCATTATTCGGTCCCTGCGGGATCCGCAGACGGAGAAGAATAAGAGGCGGTCGCAGATTCTCCACATTATCAACACGATTGCTACCTCTGGCTGGAAGTACGAGGAAAACGCCCTGACCGACGAGGCGCAGATGAACACGGCCTCCGGCGCCGGCGTCAAGCTCCGCATGAAAGAGGGCAAGATGGACCGGGCCGAGCAGATCCAGGCACAGCGTATGCCCCTCGAGATCGTAAAGCTGGAGGAGATGTTCGCCCAGGACCCGCAAAACATTTCCGGGATTAACGCCGAGCTTATGGCTCAAATGGAAAAGGACGTCCCCGGGATAGCGATCCAGCTCCGGCAGCGCCAGGGCTTGATCATGCTCCAGGAGATATTCGATAACCGGCGGTATGCAAAGCAGCTATTGGGACAAAAGTACATAAAGAGTGTCCAGGCGAATTACTCCCCGCAGAAGGTGGCCCGGATCCTCAACCAGCCGCCGGCACAGGGTTTTTACAATCAGCAGTTTGGAAAGTACGACTGTGTCGTGGACGAGGCCATGACCTCTCCGACGCAAAAGGAATATAACTTCCACAAAATTATGTGGTTTCACCAGAACGTAATGCCGGTCCACCCCATGATCATGCTCGAAGTCGCGGACCTTCCGGAAAAGTATCGGAACCTCCAGGCTCAGTACATGATGGCAGCAGCGACCGGAGGCGTTCAACCGGGACAGGGACAACCAGGCCAGGGCTCGGCCCCTCCGGATCCGTCAAAGATGCGATCCCAGGGCGGGGCCCCTATGGTCATGGGAGCATAGCCGATTAACCACTAAACAACGGGCGGAACATTGTTCGAGTGCCGCCGACTCGAAAGGAGACAAAATGACAGAGAACCAAGCGGTCCAAACGGGCGTAACTCAACAGCCAGGCGACGCCGCCGGTCAGGGCCAGCAACCTAACCCACAGGCAGGAACACAGACTCAGACACCCGCTCAAGCTCCGCAACAGAACGCGGCCCCGGAGATCCCCTCGGACCTCCAGGGGGCAGCGGTCCAGGGGCAGGACGGACAAGTCCTGGTCCCTCTTGCGACGGCTCTGGACGAAAGGAAGAAGCGACAGACCCTAGAGTCAACGAACAAACAGCTCAAGGACGAGAACTTCCTTTACCAGATGAACACGGTCCACGGACCGGCACAGCAGCCAGCGGGGCCACAACCACATGGCCCCCAGGGAGCCCCGGGCACGGTCCAGGAAACGCCGGCAACGCTGGCAGTTCCGGACGAGCTGGCCAGCATGGCAGATTCCGAGGTTATCAACGCCGGGGAGCTGAAAAAGTTCCTCGCAGCGACGAAGCTCCCGGAAACAACTGGCGCAGCCGGCAAGAGTGACCAGCAACAGGTCCAGGTCGGACGGCAGCTTTTGAATTTTATGGCGCCGGACTCTGAAACCGTCCTGACTCAAAACTTTGTTCAGCGGCTCCAGGCAGAGCCCCATCTCGCTCAATTCGTGTCGGGGCTTCCGGCCATGATCCGGCCCTTTGTAGCTTACCGGCTCGGAAAAGGAGAAGGGCCCGGCCAGGCGCAACACGGCGCCATGGGGGACATGAACGCGGCGACCATGAACCCGCATACACAGAACGCCACGCCCCCAGCTGCCGGACAGACGCCACAGGACGCCGTCAACAAGATCGTTACGAACGCACAGCTCCCGACGCCTACCTCTGCGGTGGCCAACTCGGGAGCGATCGATTCGACGAAACGATTTGCCCAAATGACGGACGAGCAGATCGACGCGGAGATGGAGCGGGTACTGAATCAGTAGTTCCTCCAGCAACAAGGAGGCAACCGTGAATATCAACGTATCAACACAAATCGACCCGGCAGTCGCCACTTATTACGACCGGGTTTTACTTAGAAGGGGAACTCCTTTTAAGAACCATGCGCTTTTCGCACAGCGCCGGTCGATTAAAAAGAGAGAGGGTAACACGCTGAAGTTTAGGCGCTACGGGGCCCTGGCTCCGGCTACTACGCCCCTGACAGAAGGTGTGACCCCTTCCGGCAAGACCATAAGCAAAACGGACATTACCGCCACGATCAAACAATATGGCGATTACGTCCACTATTCCGACGTCGTGTCTCTCACGAACCAGGACGCCACCTTGACGGAGTTCACGGGGATCCTGGGCGATCAGTCCGGCGAGACGTTGGACATACTCGCCAGGGACGTCTACGTCGCAGGAACCGGCGTGTATTACGCAGGATCCTATAACGACAGCACGATCGACACGCGGGTAGAGGTCAACACGGCTCCGACGCTCTCGGACTACAAGAAGATCCGGGAGACGCTGATCGGCAACAAGGCTAAGATGATCTCTCCGCAGAT